TTTGCGAGTTCTTCAAATACTTTGTCAGGAATTTCTCCTTCACGATCAATTGCATCTGCATCAACGTGCTTATCTATTACTTCATTTAGTTGTCCAAGAAAATCATCTCCTTTTGCTTTGTCTTCATCTTTTTGTTTTGGAAACGGATAAATCAAATCGTAGTTTGCTTCTCCGGTGAACAACCCACCACTAAAACTTTTTACACCTTTTTTACCGGTATCTCTTGCAGCTTCAGCTGCTTCCAAGGCATCTGCTTTACCCTTGGACATTTTTGATGTATCTATTTCACTCATAATTATTTTTCTCCGTAGAATTTTTTATTTTTGTTTGCGTGTTCAATCAACAATTCACATGGTTCAAAGTATTTGTTTTTTGTTGCAAGTTTATTAAGTTTTTTAACAACTTCTTCTGCACCAAGATTATCACAATACGAAATAGGTCCTCCACGAAACGGAGCCCAACCTGTTCCCATTATCATACCAAAATCAACATCTTTTGGACTTTCTACAACTTTTTCTTGTAAACAACGAATTGCTTCATTGACCATAATTAAAATTAATCTATCAACAATTTCTTCGTTTTCACAATCGGTGTTAAAGTTATCATTCACCGGAACATCACACACACCCTTGGATTTTCCATTTGAGTATTTGTAAAATCCTTGGCCGGTTTTCTTTCCGAGATTTCCTTCTTCAATCATTCGTCTAAGAAGATTACTATTTGGAAACTTCGTTTCAAGACGATTTAATAAGTCGTCTGCAACGTGTTGGCATACATCACCACCAACTTCGTCAATCAAACGAAATGGTCCCATTGGCATTCCAAATTTACGAAGAAGTTTGTCGGTGTGTTCTATGCTAACTCCGTGATTTGCTAAATTTACTGCTTCAATTAAATAAGGCATCAAAATACGATTTACCAAAAAACCAGGTGAATCTTTTACGATCACAGGAAGTTTACCTGTTTTCTTTACAAACTGAGTTGCTTTAAGAATCGTTTCTTCACTTGTACATTCTCCACGAACCACTTCCACTAATTTCATTTTGTGAACAGGATTAAAATAGTGAATACCCACAACTCGTTCTTTATGTTGCATTTTCTCGGCAATATCAACGATGCTCAGTGCTGATGTGTTAGTTGCTAAAATTGTATCATCACGAACAAGTGTTTCAAGTTCCACAAATAAATCCTGTTTAATATCAAGTTGCTCAATTGCAGCTTCTACCACCAAGTCAATGTTCTTCATTGGCAATGACTCCGTGATTGGTGTAACATTGTTAAACTTGGAAGATGCTTCTGCTTTGGTCATTACTCGTTTATTGACAGCTGCCGAGTACAACTTGTTTATGCTTGCAATTCCTTTTGCTACAAACTCTGGTTTAATATCTTTAAGCAATACTTTAATTCCTCTTGAACTAATCCATTGTGCGATTCCTGCTCCCATAACTCCCGCACCTATAACCGCAGTATTATTTACTTTGAATTCTTTGTCACTTTTTGTTTTTTTGCTTCGTTCTTGCAGGAAAAATATGTTGACCAAATTACTCGCTACATCCGAGTTGAGCAATTCCGTGAATGCTTGTTCTTCGAGTTTTAAAGATTCGTCACGACTTAAACCAAGACCCTTAATCATTACATCAATTGCTTTTAATGGAGCAGGATAAACTCCACCTGTTGTTTTCATTACATTCTTAATTGCTTTTGATTTGGCAATATATTTCAACGGAAATCTATTTAACAAATGAGACTTGTATTTCTTTTTGCCATTAAGCAACATTGCTTTTGCAGAAGCATCTAAATTTTCTTTGTACACTACACGATCAACCATTCCGAGTTTAAGTGCCAACTTTGGAACAACAATTTTACCTGCAAGGATAATTCCCATTGCACCAGGTAAACCAATCATTCGTGGTAATCTTGTTGATCCACCCCACGCAGGAATAATTCCAAGCATCGTTTCAGGTAATCCAATTTTAGTTGCAGAATCTAAAGTAGCAACACGATGGTCACACGCAAGTGCCAACTCATATCCACCACCAACACACGCACCGTGAATTGCGGCCACACTTGGAATTCGTAAATCTTCAATTCGATTGAATGTATTTTGACCAAGAGTTATTAAATGTGAAATTCGTTCAGGTGATGGGTCATCAGCAAATGATTTTAAATCAGCACCTGCTATGAAGATACTTGGTTTTGCACTATTAAATACAACCCCTTTAACTGATTCTTGATTATCTTCTATAAAATCAAGTTGTTCGTTTAATTCCGAAAACATTTTCTCATTGAATACGTTTGCAATTGAATTTTCTTGATCAAATGTTATCGTGACAACATCACCAAATTCTTCTCGTTTAATTGAATTGCTCATATTAATCTCTTTCCAAAATTATTGCACCACCTTGACCTCCACCGATACAAAGTGAAATTAATGCTCGTTTACCACCACGACGTTCAAGTTCCTTCAAAGTAGTAAGTGCGATGCGTGACCCACTTGATCCAACTGGATGACCAAGAGCAATTGCTCCTCCATTGACATTCAATATTGAATCATCAACTTCACCTAAGTCTGTGGTTTTTTTGAGTTGTTTACAAACTGCAAGAACTTGAGCAGCGAATGCTTCGTTGATTTCAATTAAATCAAAGTCACTCAATTTGTATCCAGTTTCTTCGCACACTTTTTCAATTGCGTATACTGGTCCCAATCCCATTCTTTCAGGATCACAACCTGCGTATGCATATGCTGAAATTCTACCAAGTGGATTCCAATTGTTTTGCTTTACTGCCTTTTCATCGGCAATCAATAAAGATACTGCTCCGTCTGTAATTTGTGATGCATTGCCAGCAGTTACCGTTCCTTGTTTACGATCAAACACAGGTTTAAGTTTTTCCAAAGCACCCATACTTTGTTCACCACGAATTCCGTTGTCGGCATCAACAAATGTTCCATCTGTAAAATAAAATGGGGAAATCTCGGATGATAATTTTTCTATTGCTACAAATGCTTTCAAATGAGATTCTAACGCAAATTTATCTTGATGATATCGTGTCACTCCACTTTCTCGTGCAATCAATTCAGCAGTTTCACCCATATTCATTCCAATGGTAATATCACTTAATCCTAATCGTAAACTAATTATTGGTGCGAAATCTTTTGGACGAAAACTTAATATCGTATGAAGACGATCACGAAATGTTCTACACTTACTCAACTTGGTAAATTTGTCAACTGCACTTTTAGAGTACAAAAATGGTGCTTGTGTCATATTCTCTGTTCCACCACTTAAATATACACTTCCACGATCAGCATTAATTTTATCAGATGCTTGTGTAATTGATTCAAAACCACTTGCACAATTACGATGAACCGTATACGCAGGAACACATTTAGGTACTCCCGATTTGAGTGCAATTACACGTGTGATGTTAGCAGTATCAGCAGGTTGACATACGCATCCCATTACACTTTCGTCAATAACATCCGGATTCAAATTTATCTTTGCAAATAGTGCCTTTGTTGCAGAAACACCGAGGTCTGCAGCTGAAGTATTTGCGAAGGTCGTACCCATTTTACAAAAAGGAGTCCGAGTACCATCTACTAAATATACATTTTTTTTCATAACCGTTACATTAAATATATCACAAATTTGTACATATCGTCAAGTATATAACGAATATAATAACGATATGGTTTATATTAATTTAGAAAATGTTTTTCTATAACATGAATCCATATTCCAATTGAATCTACCACCACAAAATAAAACGCAAGAGCTGCCAGCCAATACATTTTTCTTCCTGCGAAAAAGAAGATACTTAAAAAATTAACAATCGCAAAAACAACAAACCCCCAACCGATCAGTTCAGGAAAAGGAATTATTCCACCTCCTATTATTCCTAATATTGCAATGACTATTTCAAATTGTTTATCGTGTGTTGCTTTTGCCATGAATCAAATCCAAGTTTTTTTAATTCTTCAAGCAACACATCTGAAATTTCGATTCCGTTTTTATGAACATCGATAGATGTATTATATTCTACTTCTCCTGGAACTAAAATTTCTTCACCTTTAATACTGTTGCTTGATTTTATTTCACGCATCACATCACCAACATTTTTTTTGAAATCTTTTAAGTCTGCAAAGTTTTCTGGATCAATGCAAATAAAGAAATGACCAATATCATAATTTGGGTTTTTGGTATCTCCTTCGTAAAGTCCACTTAGTTTGCTCATATAAGCACCACTTTGAAATGCCGAACACATTAATTCTATTGCAATACTTAATCCAGAACCTTTATGGCCCCCAATTGGTGTCAACGCTGCTATTCCCCGTTCCAACCAACGCAGTGATCTTTCGAATGTAAGATTTTCATTTTGAGAAACTATCGCACAATTTGGAACATAGTTGTCTGGTGTTTTTCTTGCCATTAATTCCAAGTCACCTCTTTGATAAACTGATGTTGCACAATCAATACTAAATGGATATTTTTCATCGGATGGAAATGCGATTGCATATGGATTCGTACCCATTTTTGGTTCTGCTCCGTTGAATGGTGCAACCGCAGGTCGTGCATTTGTAAAACTCATTCCCACTAAATTATGATCAGTTGCATACCGACTATAATAACTTGCGATTCCGTAATGTGAAGAATTTTTAACTGCAACGCAACTGATTCCATGTTCTTGAGTTTTTGCAATTGCTTGATTCATTGCGTATTTACCAACGATTTGACCAAGAGCATTGTGACCATCAATCGTTACACAAGCCTTGTTGTCACGCACAATTTCAGGAGTTGCATTTACATCAATCACTCCATCTTGAATTCGTTTTATATAATAACCAAGTCTGCTTAATCCGTGAGACTTAAATCCAAGTTCATCAGCACTTAATAATACATCTGCACATACACTTGAATATTTGCTTGGTACTTGATTTTTTTCAAATACCCACTTCGCAAATTCAATTGCATCTTTAAGTTTTATTTTCATTTTGCTCTTTTGATTTTCTAATCTCACGTGCTTTTCTTATTTTCCTACGAACATACGGTTTCAGAAAATAATGACCAATAAATCCCTTGATAGTTGGTTTACCTATCTGCACTCTTAATTTATTTTCATAACGTGTCATTGGGCAATCTAATACTCTTGAAAATGAAATTAATATAATAAACGAACATAAAGGTAAACATACATACCAAGGATAACCAATCGGTGTTAATCCCTGAACTGCAAGTATAAAAAATGCACTAAAGTTGCCAATTACAACTGCCCAATGTAATAGAACTACTACAAGTAGTTTAAGATGTCGCAACGGATTGGTTGGTAAAAATCTAAGAAACCTTTTTTCGTCAGAAGGTTCTGTTATATTTTCATCGTTCTCCATACAGAATAAATATAAAAACTATTCTGTTTTATTGTTTAAACTATCGAGATTTTCTGAAATCCAGTGAGAATGCCAATTGTTTTTGTGATTATATATCCACGACCACCTTGCTTTGTCTTTGCCTATATCTTCTCCGACTTTTTCAGATTCAATCCATTTATGCTTATCAATTTCGTTGGTTTCATCCACAACGTGACGATAATATAAACTGTTTTCGTATAGCTCTTGGTCGTAATCCACTAACTATATATATGTACATATCAATTAAAAATCGTCAACTAATGCAGATTCATCTTGATAATCAATGACTCTTGTTTCAAAAAAGTTCTTTTGTTTGCGAATATCAATAACTTCACTCAACCAAGGAAACGGATTGTTATCACTATCATAACGATATTTCATATTTAGATTTTCCAATCTACGATTTGCAATGAACTGCATATACTCAACAAACATTTCAGAATTTAATCCAAGAATGCCTCTTGGTAATACATCTTTAGCATATTCAATTTCAAGTTCAACTGCTCGTTTCAAAACTTCTGTCAACTCAGTTTCAAACTTGTCGGTCATTAAATCAGGATTTTGTTCTCGTATTTTATTCAGCAGAGTTGTTCCAAATTTGATGTGAATACTTTCATCACGAAGTGTATATTGAATTTGTTCTGCGATACCAGGTATCTTGTCACTTAATGCAAGTAACATTGCAAATCCACTGAAAAAGAATGTTCCTTCACATACAATCCAATATGTAAACGCAGCTTTATACAACTCCCGTTTTCCTTCAATGGTAGATGTATCAATATTTGCCGATTTGAGTCCTCCGGTGACTTCCATAAGAAAATCATCTTTTGCTTTGATAGACGGAACCGTTTGATATGCTTCGTATACCTCACCTATATCCAAGTCTAAACTATCACATATATAAACCACCGTGTGGTTGTGTAAACACTCTTCATACATCTGCCTTGCCATATACTGCCTACACTCAGGATCAGTAATATACTGAGATAATGTCATAAGGTTGTTGGCAACCAAACTTTCACTACCTGCGAAGAAACCAAGACATCTCTTGATAACCAAACGTTCATCTTCACTTAACGCATCATCGGGAGAGGATTTCCAATTTTGTACATCAGTTGTCATTGGTACATCAGTTGGTACCCAGTTATTTTTGACACCCTGTTCATACAGATCCCAAGCCCATTTATGTTTATGAGGAAGTATTTGATTTACTCCCTCCGATTCTGTTCCTAATAGTTCACCAGTTTTCATAATAGTATATATAACGATTTAATTGTTAAAAAGGTTTATAATGATTTCAAATTTTGTTGTTTTAAACGATACACAAGAAGTCCGAGAATAACAAGACCAACAAATGGTAGCACATAATACCAATTAACAAAAGGTTCATTGGATGTATTAGTTTGTGCATCTGGTCGTATTATTGGTTTGATTTTAGTATCGGATGTGTTTGGTCGGACTTGTTGATTTACAACAGGACCGTCAACTACATTTATTGTATTTTGTGGTGGTTGTTTGGGTACTCCAAACGCACCACTAGATGAGTTTAGTAACTTATCCTTAATACCACACGATGCAAAGGTGGTTACGCATAATAATATCAATAAATGTTTCATATATAATTCTCCTTATTTAAAGAATCAATATACCACACTTTATTGTATACGTAAAGTAATTAAATTATTTTTTGTCGTGACAAAGACACTCACATTTGTTGTCTTTGCAACATTTAACAAAAAAGCATTTAATTTTACAGACTATTTTTTTTAAACATTCCATCTTTATAAATATTGGTTTTAATTTTTATATGTCGCACATTCGCAATCTTTTATCTTACAATCGGGATTTATCATACCTGCACGATTGAATGTAAGTTTTACAAATTCCTCAAAAAAGAAGACATAAGCAGCTGCATCATAATTGTCCCGTGCGATTGAAATTTCTTTTTCGTATGTTCTCATCCACTTGGTATATTCATCAAATTTATTCGGATCGTAATGAGGTCCTTTTAAGTCGTATTGATGAACCATTACTGCCAAATCTAATTGTGATTTTTTTAACGTAGCAAATCTTGCAATGTCTTTAGAAAACTTTGCTTTTTCTCGTTTATCTTTTTCGTATGCTTCGTATGATGCTTGTAATCTTGGATCGATAATGTCCATCCAAGTTTTATCGTCTTCCTTTATAAACCCATCACCCTTGGCACAATAAAGCACCAAGGGTGATAAAAATAAAAATGTAACCTTTAAAATAGACCTAATCAGTCTCAATACTTCAACTCAAATTTAGGAGTGAAATCTTCAAGAGGTAATTGTTTTAATACTCTCTCCGGATTTCGTTCTCGTTGATTTGGAAGAATTTTAATGCGAAACGGAAAATGCCTTTGAATTGATTTTTCATCGTCCTCGTCATCGTCTGCACTACGAATAACTCCAGAGTCTTCAATTTGCATTCCAAGGATATCATCCATGCTTGGCATATCTTCCTTTGGATCAATTGCCCACATAATATCATTCTTTTTTGCCCATGCTTTCATTCTACGAACAGGAACCATTAAATTGAATCCTTCTCCTGCTCCACGAACAATCATTCCTACATACTTTCCATTTTGCAAATAAACTCCACCTCCTGAACTTCCTGGGAATGCAGTAACCGTTGTTTGATCGTATTCGTATTTATCAAGTGTTCTTCCTACTTGAGAAATGATACCAGTTGTCATTGAGTTTGCACCCATCTGACCAAGCAACGAACCAACATGAAATAAACTTGTTCCAATTGGTACAATACCATCATTAGCATCACTTAAATTAAATTCAACTCCTTCTTTCGCATAATCAGTAGCACGAACCATAAGAAGTGCCAAATCGTGACCATCGTTGTAATCTGAATATTTGATTACTTTCGCATCCATTTTCATTTCACCAACCCGTCTGCCTTTTTCTACGAGTTCTTTTACAATAGATGCATCTTCAAATTCCACAATTTTAATGGGTCTACCACCTTCAATAACACTTCTTACCTTGCGAAGATTATCAACAACGTGTGCGGCCGTCCAAACAAACGTAACTTTTTTTCCGTCTACTTCACGAATGATCATAGCACCAGAGCCTTCTGAACTACTATACTTTGCTTTTGCTTTTATAGTGACCGATACATCTTGTAAATGGTCTGCAACTTCTCGTACTTGTTTAGCACTTGGTGCTCCTGTTGAAATGTTAATTGAAATTGCCGATAAGGCCACTACTAAAAGAAGTTTGCTTGCGTTCATGTTGAAATATCCTCCTGGATGAGATTAATAATATATTTATATATATTAACCCAAACGCACTTTTAGGTCAATGTTTAATGTCTATTGGCAACTTTCACAGGTTTCACCACGCATTTTTGCTTCCAAACTACACAACGAAGGTTCTTCGGTTTCTTGTGAATTTTCTGTATCTGTATTATCAGCATTGTGTTCTTCTACATTTGATCCCGTTGATTTTTCAATTGCACTTGCCGCCAAATTACGCAAATAGTAAGTTGTTTTTAATCCACTTCTCCACGCATGAAAATAAATGTCATTCAAAAACTTCATGCTACTTTTATCGTTGTAAAGATTTAAACTTTGTCCTTGATCAATCCACTTTTGACGTGCAGCTGCACAATCAATAAGTTTAAATTGGTCTTGTTGAAACGCAGTTACATATTTTTCTTTTATCCATTGAGGAATAGAACCATTTAGTTTATTCAAATCTCCGTCTACACTTTTAACAAGGTTGGCAAGTTCTTTTGTCCAAATTCCCTCGGACTTCATATCATTTACAAAGTATTCGTTCATCATGGTAAATTCACCACTTAATGTTGAATACACAAAAATAACTCCGAAGTTAGGTTCAATGCTCTGTGAACATCCTGCGATGTAACTAATAGTTGCAGTTGGTGCAATGGCCATTGTGTTACTGTTACGCATTCCGTTTTTGGCAATTTTCTTTTTAAGTTTAGTCCAATCTTTTCTTACATCAACTTTCTTTGGTGATCCACGCAGTTTCATAAGTTCTGAATATGTGTCTATTGGGAATTTTCCTTGATCCCACAGACTTCCTGAATATGATTCATATGTTTCACGATCCCTTGCCATGTCAGATGATGACTCAATTGCAAAGTAGGAAATGTTTTCATAAATTTCATCACTAATACGAATCGCATCACCACTTCCGTAATTTACACCAAACTCATAAAACATATCATGCCAACCCATTGTTCCTAATCCAACAGGACGATGAGTCATATTACTTTTACGTGCTTCTTCGGTTGGATAATAATTAAGATCAATCACATTATCAAGCATACGCATTGCAAGTTTTGTGCTTTTTTCTAACTTACCATAATCAATAAACTTTTCTCCGTGCTTATCAACTCCCACATGACGTTTTAAGTTGATACTTGCTAAATTACAAGTTGCAGTTTCTCCGTATTCTTTAACTGAACGAGTTCCATCATCATTGTGAATGGTTGGTTTTGTGTGAAGAAGAATCTCTGTACACAAATTACTGCTATGCACCGTTCCTACGTGCTGATTACTATACCGAATGTTACTTGGGTCTTTAAATGTTACCCACGGATGGCCTGTTTCAAAGATACTTTTAAGCATTTTTTTCCAAATGTCTTTTGCTTTTACTTCACGAAAAACACTAAGTTCTCCGTCTTGACCTTTTTTCACATATTCCCAATAAATCTTTTCAAATTTTTCACCAAATGTTTCGTGAAGTTCAGGAACTTCGTTTGGACTAAACAAATACCAAGGACCATCCGATTCAACTTGCTTCATAAACAAGTCAGGAATCCAGTTTGCAGTATTCATATCGTGACAACGCATTCGTTCGTCACCTACAGATTTTCTTAATGCTAAAAAGTCTTCAATATCAGCGTGCCATGTTTCAAGATATGCACACCCCGCACCTTTTCGTTTTCCACCTTGATTTACTGCAACGAGCATATCATTGTAAAGTTTCCAAAAGTAAACCGGCCCTTGATTGATTCCGTTTGTTCCTTTGATGTAACTTCCTCTTGCACGAAAATTTGAGATGTCAAAACCAAGACCACCTGCAAACTTGCTTTTTCTTGCTTCTTGCCAGATACCATCAAAGATACCATCAATGGAATCATCAAATGTATTTAGATAACAACTGCTTAATTGACTATGAGTTGTTCCACTATTAAACAACGTAGGTGTAGAACTAACTACATCAAACTGACTTAGTGTTTCGTAAAACTTCAATGCGTATGCTTGACGTTCGGCCGGTTTCTCATTTAGTGCCAATCCCATTGCAATACGCATCCACATTGCCTGCGGTGTTTCCATGCGACGTCCTTCTATATGCAAAAGATAACGATCATAAATTGTTTGTATGCCAAGATACTTCCAATCTTTTTCACGGTCTATATTGAGTTTATCACTCAACTCACGTAAATCAAAACTTTCAAGTAGTTCTTCGTTTAAGATTTCCTCACGAACGAGTTTTCTCATGTTTGTAATAAAACTCTTGCGATACTGAAGTTCAAACGCATCACTGTCTACTCCCTCACCAAATACTTCCTTGTAAATTGTATTGAGAAGCATCCGTGCGGCCATATAAGTATAATTCGGTTCAAACTCAATTTTAGACCTGGCACTCATAATAAGAGATTTGTCTATCTCATCGGTTGTTACTTTATCGTATAACTTTATTTTTGCATCAATAAGCACTTCACTTGCACTTACATTTTCGAGATTTCTACACGCACGCTCTGCACACATATTGATTTTATCAACATTAAAATTTTCGAGACGTCCGTTGCGTTTTTTTACTTTCACTTGTAACCTTTTGTTAGAATTTTATATAAACATTATATTAATATTATAGAAAATATTTCTACGAAATGTTCGTAAAAATACATACTACCTACACTAAATTTTTTACCCAATATCCGACACATCTTCGTTATTATATGATTTTTTACTGTTCATTTGGTCGTACTTGGATTTAAGTAGATTCTTTGCGCCATTCTCAGAATCACTCATTTCCACCATTATTTCCGCACCCTTTGTACTTTTTTCATCATATATTTCAATAACACCCGAAGACGTGTCAACTCTACTTGGAAATGTCAAACCATCGGGTCCAAACCGATTTTTAATGA